AATGACAAATAATTAATATTAACCCAGTTCTTAATCTTCTCCCAAAAATGGGCTAAGCCTATTGCGTCTAAAAATTGCATAATCTATTGTTTTAAATTGTTATTTACTAGTAATATCTGTTATCTGTTCCTCCGTGATTGCTGGAGGGAAGTCCTTCGTAACGATGTCGGTCACTTTGTTTGCGATATCCTTGTAGATATCCGTGCCGAGTTTTTTTGCTGTCACGCTGCCGTCTCTGATGTTTCCAGTTGATATACAGTCCTCGGTCAGATGGTCGTGTTTGACCGCTCCCGGTTGTATTTTATCTGAGGTCACACAATTGGATGCTAGGTGTCTGTTCTTTACAGAGCCATCGGCAAGCTTCGCTGCCGTTATCGCCCCATCCGCAATTTGCGCTTCCGTTATTGTTATCTTGGCGAGTTCACTCTTGATAATCCTAACGACCGCATCGTTCTCCAGTTTATCGTCCATCATGGCAAGCATCCTGCTTAACTCGACAACGATGTCGTAAATTTCCGTGCCGACACGCACCGCTGTGTTTTCTCCAACCTGCGTTGCATCTCGTATCAGCTCTGCCATACGGAGCATTTTTTGAATATCCTCGTTCATGTCTTATGTGCTTTTAGTTGCCTATTGCGTGAATGTGTGCCCTTGATCCTCGCTGTGGCTTTACTTCCCCTTTTGGGGTGAAGTGCTTTAGGTATTCAAGGGCATCTGATAAATATCTCTCAGCCATATCCATGATGTCGTTGTACTGCTTGTTGCTCGATACGTCTTGAACATGGTCTGAATAATCGTCTCTGTGGCGCATTCCACCTGCTCGGCTTACAATTGTGCCATCGGCACGAAAAAGCCTCGCATACGTGAAATAAGCGAGTGCCTTGCGTATTCCGCTGGTGTACTTCTGCACCTTGGTTTCGTCTTGGCTGCAATCGCCCTCCTTCTTGGTGGTGTATTCTCCACCGTCCAGGAAGACCGCAGGCTGGAAATCGGGCAATACTGAATCGCCCCACTCTCCCTGCTCGGTCGCTGCCTTGAACCGCTCATACCCGATGGCTGGTATGATGTTCGCATCTTCGCATTCCCGAATGTATGCGTTCACCTCATCCTCATCTAGGTGCGTGCTGGTCGGTCGTGCCAGTTCCCGGAACTGATCAGCCGTGATAAGTTGTTTTCTTTGTTCTCCCATAGGCTCTATAAATTAATCTATCGTGTTGTTCCCTGAAACCTCGCTGCTGATATACTTCAACGGCTGTAGCTTCGGGTCTAGGTTCTGAATGGATGGGTCGTACCATCTATTGAAAATTTTCTTGAAGGCTCGCTCTATGAAACGCTGCTCGGTTGTTACTTCGCCTGCATAGTACTCGTAAGCGTCCTGCATAACTTGTCCGCTGAATCCCAGCTTGCCAATACGGATGGAGTAGAAGAGTTCTTGGTGGAACTGTGCGTAAATGCGCTCGATAACGCTGCTGTCAGTCACGGAAAACTCCTTGTCGAAGTTTTTTGTCGGGAAGGCGACAACCTTTGGTTCGTCTTCCTCGTTCTCCACCTCTACAGCAAGAATCTTCGCTGTGTTCTCGTCCCCTTGGAACTGCAAAAGGTCTTCATCGGAAATCATCTGTCCGCTCTCCACCTCTTCTCCTTCCTCGTTGAACTTCGGAACACCCTTCTTGGTTACGAGCATGCACGATACTAGGAAGTTGTTGCGGACGTTTCTCATCTTGACGTTGCCAAGTCCCTCATCGGTTGAAATCTCAGTGATGGCTGAATCGTAGCTGGCTGTCGGATAGATAAACTGTCCGTCTAGGCTCTGCCACAGAATCTGTCCCTTGTAGCTGTCGATGCCGCCAGCGTTCTCAATCTGCTTAAGAACGATGTCGGGGTCGGGGTTGAAGACGTTGATGCGCTCGATAGTCTTGTCGTTCACCATCAACCGCTTTCCGTTCCTCGTTTTCTTCTGCTCCCAGTCTGGATGCAGCAAGACGTGCGCCACGTTCCCCTTGTCGTCCGTCTCTTCCAGTCGGCAATTCTCAAAGGGTACGTGGCTCACGCTCGACACCTGCCCTAGAACGTTGTAGTTCACATGAAGGGCAAAGCCTCCAAAGCGTGCGAGGTCTTGCGCTACGTTCCGGAGCAAATCGTCTGCCGTGTCCCCTTGCTGGTTCATCGTCAACGCTGCTAGAATGTCGCTATCAAAGCCGTAGCCCTCAATAAATCGGGCGTAGCGGTTAAGGCACAGCATTGCCGTACCGCTGGCTTCCGTGATGCGTGCGAGGTTCTGCGGATATAGATTATCATATCCATATGCCTGCATCTTGAATCGGCTTACGTAGCCAATATCAACCCTTCGCTTTGGCTTCTTAACTGTCTTAACGTTCATACTGCTTGTGTCGTTTTACTTGTTGTTTTACTCTTCTTCCTTGCCTGCTTTTTCGGCTTGGTCGAGGTCTTTTTTCTTGTCGCTGCCTGCTGCTTTTTCGGCAGGATCTTTCCCGGTGGTATCATCTGCACCGCTGTCGCTGCCTGCTGGCGGCTGCTTGTTCTCGATGAGTTCATCGCTGGGTATCTTTTGGAAGTAGCTTTCCATGTGTGGGTACTTCGTCAGATATTCGTGCGCTACCTTGTCGGTCAGGTTCTCATTAGTGAAAATCTTACCATGGTAGAAATCCGGGCAGGAAATGATGAAACCTGCCTTCATTGCGTAATTACATGTTTTTGGCATTGCCTTTTCTTTTTTGAGTTTTAGATATATTTCTATCAGAGCATCGTGGTAACACTGCTGGCAGGTTGTCGGAACAAACCGCTTGCGTGTCACCTCGAAATATAGAGTTTCTATAACTGCCTTGTCGGTTGCATCAAAGGGACTGTCGAAACGTGCCTTCAACTCACTGACCTTGGCTGTTGCTTCCTTGTATGTCATAGGCTACGCTGCTGCTTCCGTCAGAAGGCTCTTATACTTGGCTGCTGTGGTCTCGCTGTCTGTGTCGAAGAAGAAATAAGCTGCCTTCGGTACGCTCTCCTCTTCCAGCGTGATAAGCCAGCCACCCTCGGTGTCGTCTGAGTACTTGTCGTTCTCGCCTGCACTTGCCTTCAGTGCCTGCGCATATCCGAACACCTGATACTCTGCCTTTCCGTCCGTTCCCTTAGAGAGATTGCGAAGGATGATAACGAACTTTCCATTCGCCAGTCCGTCAATGATATTGGCGCAAACGTCAGGTGTGTTAGCCAATACCACGACTGCTACGGTGTTCTTCCAGCTGTTGCGGTACGTGCCAACGGTCAGCTCGGTCTTGGTTCCAGTGAATGGCTTGCTGCCTTCCTGCCGGATAGCGTATGCTTTCTTGCCAGTCTTCAAAACTAATGTTTTAATTATATTGCCCGCTACAACTGACTTGGTGAAGTCGATGTCGTCTCGGTTGATGATAAGTCCATCGCCCTCCAGTCCCTTTGTTACTTGGTCTTCGCAAGGGATGATGATGTCCTGAGCGATAAGGCTCTCGCAAGTTGTTGTCATATTAATTCGTTTTAAATTGTTATATCCCCAACACCGTTTTGTGGGTGTTGAGGATTGTCAAAAATAACTTAATACTAAACTGAAAATTTGGAGCGATTAGTAAGCTGCATGGATCATGTCCTCTTCGAGGAGAGCCGTGCCAATCTTACCGGTAGCATAGAGATAGTTTCTGCGCTCCTTCTTGTCGAACCAGATGTCGAGGTCGCTGATGAGATTGTCTGCGTCTGTACCAATCATAAGGTGCTTAGGATTGCAGAATACCGCACGGTGTGGAAGGTTGATTGTAGCCTCGCCCTTCTCGTATGCCTTAATCATTCTGTCCCAGATGCCGACACGTGCAATCTTCACTCCGTTGTAGGTCGCTACTTCGAATCCATCGAACAACTTCTCCCATGGCATAATGTCGTGGTAGGTCTTCTTGAGGTCGTAGGTCAATGCGTCAGCAAGCGAGCGTGTCATGAGCAATACGGCATCGCTATCGTCTACGATACGTGTGTCTGCATCCATCAGGATGGTGTCTACAAGTGTAGTAGCCGCACCACTCTTGCGCAATTCAGAAATCTGCTCTGCTGCCGTAGCCTTACTGTTGGCTGCGATGGCGGTATGGTTCTTTGTCGCTGTGGCTGTAAAGATGCGCTTGAAGAGACCATCGCATACATTGAAATTACTGACATCTAAGCCTGCTGTCAGCTTGCCGCCACCTTCACCTGACAATGCTGCCTCCTTGTCACCAAGCCAGCCGAAACGCCAAATCATCTGCTCCATGGCTCGCTGGAGTGCATCTGCATAGATTGCCATAAAGTCGGTGCTGGTGAGGTCGCCAATGGCTGTACCAGTCTTCAGTGAATACTCTCCGATGGTTCCCTTTATTGCCTCGTAGCAAATCTTGACTGGGATTTCCCACTGTCCGAATTCCCAACGCTTCTGAGAGTTTGCGATACCCTTCTCCTCATAGGTAGGGTCGCAACCGCCACCCTTCTTACCGACCATTTCCATCTCTCCGAGAAGAGCGATAGGGTCTTTCTCTTTGACCTTCTGAATGTTCACGAATGAAGAGAAGTCTTCATCGTTGTAGAAGGTTTCCTGCACGGCATCCTTGATGCTTGCGAGGTTTTCTGGCTCGAGTGTAAGGTTCTCAAGCTGCTGTTTTGTAAATCCTGCCATTATTTTCTTTTGATTTAATGGGTTAATACTTTGTTACTTCTTGCCCTTTTTGTGGAGCTTTGCAAGTCTCTCCTTGATAGCGTTCTTGCCTTCCTCGACAGCGTTCACGTTGTCGCCTGCGCCCTTGCCGCTTGGCTGTCGCTGCGCTGGCTGGTAGTGGCTGCTGTAGCCTGCCAACACCTTCTCAGCACCGCCTGCCATCTTCACGGCATTCAGGATGCGCATGTCTTCCTTGCTCTTTGCGAGTTTCTGTGCGCCTGCCAGCTGCGCCTTGGTTTCGTTCAACTGCTGTTTGAGTGCTGCTACCTGCTGCTTCAACTTGGCTACAGTGTCGTTGTCGGTGCTTGATGCGCTGCCGCCTTCACCGCCTTCACCGCCCTCATTGTCGTTGTCGTTGTCGGTGTTGTCTGCGGTCTGAATGTCGGTAATTACACCGTCCTCGACAACAATTGTCTTACCGTCCGGCATTTCAAACGTTCCGTCCGGACTTGCCTTGTCGCCAACTTGTGGATCTCCCTCTTCACGCTCAACGGTCAGTGTCTGTCCGTCTGCTGTGTTGAGCTCCATCGCCTTTGGCTCTGCCTTGGCTTGTGGCTCTGCCACCGCCTGCTCTGCTTCCTCCAGTGTCTTCACGCCCAACTTGGCGAGAATCTTGTCGAGGAGAGAAGCCTTTACTTCTGTTTTCTTCTCCATTGCTTTTGGATTTTGTTGTTTTGAATTAATAAAATTTTCGATATTGCGTTTCGATGCGCTTGCGCTGATTGGTGCAACGGTGCTGCTGATAAGACCTAGGCGCATAGCCTCGCTGGTGCTGATGAAGATGTCCTTATCCATCAAGGCTTGAATCTCTTCCCGGTCGCACTCGCACCGCTCTACGTATGCGTCCACCATCTTATCCTGCCACATCTGCATTTCCTCGCTCTGATTCTTCAAGTCCTTTGCGTTCAGCTGGTCGCCCAAACACCAGCCAGGAACCCAAGGGTTGTGCAGGAGGAAGGCAGCGTTCTCGTATGCCTTGCGGCTCTCCTTCGGTGCTGCGAGCATGATGATTGTTGCCATGGATGCTGCCTTGCCCTCTACAGTGCAGGAAATCTTCTTACCGCTCTGCCGCAGTCGGTCATAAATCGCCCAACCTTCGACCACAGAGCCGCCATTGCAGAAGATGCGCATATCGATGGTATCATCGTCTTTCGGTATGCTTGCCGCAAAAGCATCTATGTCTTGAAAACATACGCAATCACCTCCAAACCATTGATACCAGAACTTGTTGTCTTGGCTGTCGATGTCGTTGTATATTCTGAGTTTTGCCATTGAATCGTGATTTTTTAAGTTTTAAAACGCTGCAAAGATACGATATTTTTCAATATGTTTATCTCGTAAGCAGTTAATTTTTCTAAATAAGCCGAATTTTTGCGTTCTAAGCGGTTTTTATTGCCTTGTGTGTGTAACTTTACCACCTTTAAGCGAAAACCGCTTAGAACGCGAATCTTGAAGAAATAACTACCCTTTAAACCCTGCCGATATTCTCTATCGTCTGCACTCTCCGCTGGGTGCGGTTTATTTCTTCCACGCTCACTACTGGCTGTGGAGCCATCTGATACCCTCTAGCTACAGCTGCCGCCAGCATATCCATGCCGATGTTGCTGCTCCCGTTGTTTACTACGATAGGAACACCACCGCCTAGCTGGTTGAATGCGGATAATATCGGACTGAACATTGAAGTCGCCTTGGCTGTCATTACGCTCTCGCCATTGGAAAGCCTTGCCGGGATGCTGTCGCTGGTTCCGGTTCCCGAGCCTTGGACGTAGCCACCAGTGGAGAATCCCTTGACTGCTGCCTTGGCTGCTGCAAACGCTGCCTTGATTAAAGCAAGTTTGGCTGCTGCACTTGCAACTCCTGCCCATCCACCATGAAGAATACTATCTGCAAGAATAGCTGCATAAGTCGCAGTTATTTGCTTCTCTATCGCATCTAGGTAGGTCGTCAGCATGGTTTTTAGGAAATTATGGAAAGTCAGATCCTGGCTCTCGAAAAACGAAGATAAACCATCACCGATTGCCCCGATATAATCGGCTATCATTTGGTTCTGTTCTTGAAGTTTCTGTTGCTTGTTCTTGTTTTCGTCAGCTTGCAACTGCAAAGTCGTATCGTGTAGTTCCTGCTGTAGCTGCTTCTGCGCTTCAACATTCTCTTGTGTCGTTGCTAGCTTCTGCTCCAGGAAAGCCTTGTATCTCTCCAGCTTGGCTGTATCGTCTTCCTCTCCAGTGCCACCGTTCATGATGTCCGCATCCTTGCGTGCCTTCTCTGCATCCTCGAACTCCTTGTTGAGTTCGTCCACAATCTCCTTGGCTTGGTTCTTCAAGTCCGCTTTCGCCTTAATCATGATGTCGAGAAGTTTTGCCTGCATTTCCTGCGCCTTTTCCGCTCCGATTTGCCCTGCCGCCACGTATGCGTCAATGCTCCTCGCTACCATGTTCTTCTCAAGCTGTTCGAGGTCGTTGCTGTAATCTCGCTCGTTGTCGTACATGCCTGCGAGGTATCGCTTCTTTGCGTCCATTACCTGCTCGTTGTACTTGTACTGTATAAGCGCAATCGCTTCCTGCAATTCCTTTTCCTGCTTCTTCCTGCGCTCTGCTTCTGCCTTTGCTTCCGCTTCTTCCTTGGCTCTCTGTGCCTTGGTCTTGGCAGTGCTGCCCTTGGCTGCTGGTGTCGTTCCCATGTTTCCGCTCGCTGGCTCGCTGCTGGTCGCTCCACCGTTCACGCTGGCTAGCTTTATGTGCTCGAGCCTTCCGTTCACGGTGTTCTCGAATCCGTCTGCAAATGAGTTTCCGATCTCGATACCAGCATTCTTGATGTCATGCCATGCTTCCTTGATAGTGCCGGAAATGTCGAATATCTCCTTGAATCCCTTCTGTGCCTTTGATAGGTCGAAAGTCACGATACCTTCGAGAATATCAAGCATGCCCTTGGCTGCAAAGCCCATCCTCTTGAATGCGTCTATTCCGAGATTACATACGAGTTTGATTGCGTTCCACATCAAGCGGAAACTTGTCCCGAGTGCATTGATTATCCCTCGCAACAGAAGGCTGTCATTGTACCAGTCGATGAAGTAGTTGATTGCCTGCACAACTCCCTTGATAACTGCCGTAAGTGATTTCTTTGCAATCGTTGACAACTGAGCCTTCATGTTCTCGAAGCCACCACCGGTGTAATCAAACAGAGAAGCCATTGCGTCCTGCAATTCCTTGGTTGCGTTCAATTCGTCTTCTTGTGCCTTTGCGAGATCACCGGACTTTGCCTTCACTTTGTCCATATCAAGTTCGATATTACCGAGCATTTCGATATAAGCAAGCCCGGCATCCTCTCCCGGGCCACCGAAGATGTTGGCAATTGCGCTGCCAACAGCAGCACTTGATTGTGGAAGTTCCTTCAATTTATTAGCCACCTCTTGCATAACCTGGAATGTGGTCTTGCTTCCGTCCTGCAAGTCCTTTTGAACTTGCTTGGAAGAAATGCCTATTCCGTCAAGCGCAGCAGCCGTAGCGGTTGTCATTTCTCGAAGTCGTATATTTCCTTCCTTGATGGTATCAACACCCTTGTCGCTGAAAATTCCCTCCTTGGTCGCTTGCGTTGATATTGCCACCATTTCCTCTGCACTCAGTCCGGCTTCCTTGAAGTATCTCGGGTATTCTTTAATCGTGTCGAGGAATTCTCCGTTGGCGTTTGCACCGCTCACAAGTCCGTCCTGCATAATTTTCAAACTCTCAGAAACGGAAATGCCGAAAGCCTTGCTCATCGTATTAGCAGACTGCATCGTCTCCGTGAATTCCAAACCGAATGTATTGGATACCGCAAGAACCTCGTTGCGCACGGATTTCATCTCGTTTCCGGTCAATCCGGTGAACTGCTTCGTCAGTCGTGTGGCTTCCATCAATCCCTTGTTGTAGTCATACCACCATTTGAATGCCATTCCTGCGCCTGCCACACCTGCCATGGCGAGGAAATAAGGGTTGGTCAATAAGGAAAGAGCCGTATTTTTCAACGCACCAAACTTTACCTTTAGGTCTTCCACGGACTTTCCCATTTCCATAACCTTTCCGATTCCAGTATCATCAACAACATCAAAACCGAAAAACTCGGTGTTCTGCAGGTCGTCAGCCGCCTTCATCATGGAATCGTAATAGCTGCCGACACTGCGCTGGAATCTTCCAGTAGCCTCCTCAGCCTCTTTCAGCTCCTCTATCAAGTCTTGGATATGCTCCTGCATCTCCTGACCCTTGGAACTATCACGCTCGGCACGGCTCATCTCATCGTAAGCCTTGGTGGCATTGGAAAGCTGGGCACGCAGCTGCTTCAAGCTGCCTTCCTGCTCGTTCTCTGTGCGCACGTTGTTCTGGATCTCCTTCCGCAAGGTGCGCACGTTGTACTGGTACTCCTTGATGGTTGCGTTGATGGCTTCCGTCTGTACCTTCATCTCGTTGGTCGTGATGGTCTTGTCTTTTTCCTGCTGCTGCAAGTCCTTGATGCTTGCCTTCAACTGGTCTATCTTTTCCTTGTATCTGATGATGCCATAGATTGCATCCTCGTACTTGACCTTGATGTCAAGAATCTGCTGTTTGTCTTCACTTACCATAGTTCTTTCTTTCTAATTGTTCAACTCTATCATTGTAACCTCGCAATATCCGCTGCTTGTGGTCTTGATTTCTAGAACTGCGAAATATGCGCCATACTGGGCAAGGTACACTGGCTTCGTTTCGTCAAAATCCAGGATATCCAAGTCCGACAGATTGAGCCGCTCCGTGATTACGTGCGCATTGGCGATGCTTGCCACAAGCTGCTTGTACTTCGTATCAAAGATGTTCTGAAGGTCAATGTCGAATCGCAGTGCCGCCTGCTCCTTGTCGTCTCTTAGCGTCATTATTCGCTCCTTGCAACCCTTATACTCGCCACCGCTCTTCATGCCGAACGAATCCAGTGTTCTTATCGGTATGCGATTGTCATCGCTGGCTGCAAAAGGTAGCGTCCACGTGTCCTGCTCATAGTCCAAAGTCTGGTTGCTGATTACGAGGTCTGCATCATAGTCCCCGGTTGTCTCTTCGTCTTCCTTCCACTTGTAGCGGTTGTGTTGCATAAAGTCTGAAACGGAATACTCGCTTTTCCGTGGTGCACCTTGGCGGTCATACGGAATGAGTTTTCCGCTCCAGTCGTAGGCGTTCGCCTTGTTTGCCCAAACTCTGGTAAACATGATAAACTGCACTTGCGTGCTGTTGGTCAGTTGCCTAGGGAACGAGCCAGTTATCAAAGCCAGAAACTTAATGAAGTTTGTTACCTCGATTTCAGGCAGATTTATGCCGATAGGGAAACTTCCACCAATCGGAACGCTGTCCCCACTCTTGACGCTCGCAGTGATTTTGCCGCCATAAACGGAAGGAATGTTGACTGTATTTATTCCGTGCATGATAGTCTCAAACGTCAATACATCGTCCTTCTTTAGCGATATAGTGTTTGTCCCTGCCGAAAGCAAATAAAGATAGCCATCGATAGCATATCTGCGTAGTACGACTGGGTACTTAACCTGTCCATCCTCGTACTTCAAATCTCCGAACTCGTATTCCTGCGTGGATGCCTCACCTCCAGTAGTGCTTGGCGTTGTAACGGTCATTTTCACGCCCATAGGCAACTGAATCTCCGCTGCGTCTTCAAACTGATGTCTGACGTAGTATTGCACTTGCACATCAAAGGCCAGTTCGCAATCCTTTGTTATCGTCAGTTTCTGCACGTCTTCGCCAGTGCTTGGCGATACGGAAGTTATGGAGTTGCTTATGGAAAGGGTGAGTGCTCCCAGTCCGTCACGACTCTTAACGTCTGCGGTCAGATTACCGATGATTGTCTTGTCGTCTGCCTTGTTGTTGATTATAGGCACAACTAGGTTGTTCAACATCTTCTTTGCTTCATCATCCTGCCACACGAAAGATACGCCCGACTTCCTCGCTATCCTTGACAATAGCCAGTTCACGGTCACACATGGCTGCAAGAATTTTGGGGACGTTTTATATTCATCCACCGCCACATCATCGCCTACGAAATCCTCCTTATTATCGCCATCTATCATTTCGTGCATAGGTGTCAGCCCGGTAACTGATAGCGACAGAGTGCTGTAATATTCGGCAGGTGCATTCACTACGAGGTATGCAGCTCTAGCCTCTCCTCTGATGGTGTATACTTCCAGCGTCTCATCTTCTCCGCTCACGGATATAACCCGCATGTACTTATCCAGTACTGCATAGCTTCTGTAATCGCCCTTTCCTTGCGCTTGCACATTTGCCGTTGATGATGGCAAGAAAGGGATAAGAGCACAGATCATGTTCGATGCGCTCTCTATATTTCCGCTTATATACTTTCCGACCTCTGTACCTGTTCTGATGCGTCCACGGCTAGGCGAGTATTGTGTCGTGGTATATTTATTCCTCTGCACCAAATTAATGCCAAAGTTATCTTTGCTCTCAATTCGGTATGGATTGTAATAAGCAAAGAATATCCCATTGCTCACGGCTTCCTCCCTGGTGTTTGGAGTGTTGTACTTTTCAAAAAGCACTCTGTCTGTCACTCCCAGTTCGTTCAGTTTCATTCCGCTCTCTAGTAGCTTCGTGAACGCTGGCATTATACCCCAATAGATTGAGACATCGATATTTTCCTCGATGCTCAGAACGTTCAAACGTCCGTCCTTGATAATTTGTACACCTCCACGGAAAAAACTGCACTTATGGAAAATATAGGGGTATCTGCTGCCGCTCTTAGGTCTGTCCGCTTGCTGCAAAACTGAAAGGTTGTGAACAGTCCGTGGCAACTGGATGGTGTACGTGTAGTTCGAGGTCATTTTCGTGACGTCACGAAAAAGGTTGCTCTTGATGTCGAGCACCACATCGGTGTTCTCCGGCAAGTCCATCAAAACACCGTCAATGTAAAGTTGCTGGTCTATCATAGTCTCTGAACGTTAATGTTGTTAATAATCATTTCACACACGAAATCCTGCAAGCAAGCTGTGCTCTTCGTGTAGCTTCCTGCCTTGATTGTCACGCTCATCCACTCATCTTCCTCTTGCGTCCAGTCTCCACCGAGGTACATGTCAACAACTGGGCTGCTGGTTAAGTCTTGCAGCATATCAAACGTATCTCGGTCTACCAAAGGAGCACAAAGCTTAATGGAGTCCGTACGATTGTATCCCTGCCTTCTTCCATTATCGCCATAGTAGCCGTATAGGTAATCGTCTAAATTGTTGCGTATGAAACTCAGGTCGCTGGCTATTTCCCTCGTTTCCTCCCCAGCCGCAAAGAGCCAATAGCGGATAAATCCGTGTCGGTCAATCCAACGTAAATAGATACCGCTCTCGGTATCATCTCTGTCGATGCGAAGCAATAGAGACTGCTTGCCACCGGTGGCTAGACTGAAAGTAAGGTCGAAAGTATTGTCGAAAGTTCCCTGCTGAATCTCTCCATCATAGTCGTAGATGTTCCAGTATTTTGCACCACTAGGCAATATGCCTGCGTAGAAGTCCACCATACCGTTAATCGGAATCTTCAGTAGATTATTTGGTACTCCCTCGTAACCGATTAGTAGGTTGGCGTTCAACTTGCTTAAGTATATGCCAAAGGTGAACGGATAATGAGTAAACCATGTAAGGCGTTTGTAGCCGTTCCACGTCTCCCCATACTTTGGTGCGCCCCAAACTATGTTCGTGGTGAAGTCGACGCTCGCAAGCTGTACGTTTCCGTCATCGTATGCGTTTACCTTGATACTCACGAGACGGTTTAGAATGCTGGAATCATAGCCTATCGTCCAATCGTAGGCTGCATTGATATGTCCGTCAAAAAGAGCTTGCACGTATGTCTTGAAGTCCGTTATGCACTTTTCGTTGAACGCTTCCACATTGTAGGAACGTTCTATGTAGTTCTGTCTGATTATTACCTCAATCCACGATAGGTTATTTCCGCTCGCCTTGATGATGCAAGGAAGGAATGCGAAGCCTACAGCGTCCGGATATTGAATCGTGATATTGTTTTTTGTCGTCTCTCTCATACCGTCTCATTGTTAAGTTTGATACTGCCCACCGACTGGTGGATTAAGAAAATAAGTCGCTGCCCAAGCCGCTTCATTGTGTCTGGAACGACGTTGCTGTATACGTCAGCCCTGCCGCCAGTCCGGTGCAGCTTAGACCCCTTGTTGGCGATGGTGTGTGCGATTGCTCCTGCCATGCTCATGTCGCCACGCTCTTGTGGTGTATACTTGTGTGCCCGGTCGGTCTTGTATGGTATAGGTGTACCGTGCAGCCCCTTGTCCTTCATCCACTGCCGGATGATGCTACGGAAGCCGTATGGTATCTTTCCTGCCCTTCGTCCGGTCTCAAGCACCCCGAATGGCTTGTGTCCCCAGAGGATGGTTTCTTCCTCGCTGGGCTGCTCCACCTTTAGGCTCGCTATGGTGCGCCCCGATGCGTTCTGTCCGTTGATACGAATGTGGTTGATGATAAGCTGCCGTGCTCGCTCCACTTCCTCACGCATGATGAGCGATGCCGCCTTGGGGTCGAATTGAATGCCTCCCTTGCTCATACCTCACACCCTCCTATGCTCTGTGTCAGCTGAAGGGAGTACATTACGCCCGACACGATCGTGCTCAAGCGCTCGATGATTGTCTCGTAGTACTGCTGCCCCTCCAGCGGTTCGAACTGGTGCGACTGGTTGATGGCTCGTATCATCCTTGCCCCTGCCACCTTCATTCGGTCGATGCACTCTCCGTTGTCTTCTCCTTCCGCTCCCCTCGGTACGGTGTCGAGATAAGCCAGGGCAACGTTCACGGTATCGTATACCCTGCCGTTGCGTATCTCTGTCGTGCCGCTGGCTGGGATGATGCACACGATTGCCGGATAGTTCAGCTTCTCCAGCTTGTTGTCTGCTGTGTCCCAGTCCTCGAATAGGTAGGTATAGTCTGGTAGCGTGTCTGCTGCCAACTGCTTTAATGTTTCTCTGATTGTTGCCATAATTATCTAGATTTACGTTTCATTTCTTCCGCCTGCAACTTCTGCAGGTTCCGCTCGTACACGCTTCTCTTGTTGTCCATTTCCATGCACTTGTAGATGCGAAGCCATGGCGTTTTCAATACTTGGTCGTGGTCGCTGATGCCCATCCTTACCGCATACCAGTCCAGCATGCCGAACAGTCCGAACCGCAGGGTATCGATGCCTGCCTCCTTCTCCAGTCTCGTTGGCTTCGCTGTGTCTGTGCTTTCGAATAGCTTGTTGATGCGCTCGACCTCTGCTGTCACCCAACCGATGAGCATAACGACATCAACCGCCCTAGCCTGCTCCACTTCCTTGTGGCTCAGACCGAGGACGGTTGTCACTATCTGATACAGACTTTCTTCGCTGTCTGATAGCTGAGAAAGGTCTATCAGCTGCCCGATGGATAGCTGGTTGAGATTATCGGGCACTTGTTTACCTCCGACAAATGCAGGTCGTGGCTGCTTGCCGATTTTGTAGCTGGTGTGCCTAGCAACTGCCAGCCAGTACTTGAATGTAGTGTTAATATCCATACGCTTTATATTTTTTTATCGTTATCTTTGCCTTAATACGTGCGCCCTAGCCGTTCCATGGCTTGCTACGGATAACTTCTTAAGGGCTACGTATCGTATTGCGTCTATGCCGTGGTTAAATGCGTCTATAGGCTGGTTCGTTGTCTCTCCATCCCTTGACTTCTTCCACTTGTATTGCTGCATGTTCCCGATGATGCCGTGGCTGCGTCTTGTTATGTTGATGCGGAAACGCTTCAAGATGTCGATACCGTTGTTGATACTGTCCGCTCCCTTGGTGCTGCCGATTATCCACAGCCCTCGGTTGTGTATCTCCTGAATGCTCTTAGGCTCTGCCGAATCCGCAATGATAAGGTCACGTTTCGTCCGTCCTTGTTCCTTGCATCGGTCTGCGATGTCATCGTTCGTCATTCCAGGCTGGTAGATTTCTTCGTCCACCCATAACTCTCCGTGTGCCAAAATAACGTGCTCCAGCGCAGTTGGGTCGTTGGTGAATCCGAAGTCCATACCCCTGCATTCCATCTTCCACTCATCCCTTGGTGGCAGCTTGTCAACGATGCCCCAGTTGGTGAAGATAAGCCCGGTTATCTTTCCGGTCAATCCTCTTGCATAAACTCGCCACAGTTCGGGGTCGTCAATCTCTTCAATCTTTTTGTGCTCCTGCTCAGTCAGGAATCGGTTGTTTCGGTGGTCGCTCAGGATCAATCGGCAATCATCCCTGCCGATGATGTTGTTGTGGACCCAGAAGCGTGCACTTGGGTTGTAGTCGATGAACACCTGCTTTCGGGTTCGGATGGCAAGCTGCCAAAACACTTCGTAGGGCACACCGTTCGCCTCGTTAACAAACAGATAGTCTCGCTTTCCGTTCTTAGCATCCTGCGCATCTTGGTAACTCTTGAACTCGATGATTGAGCCGTTCTTCCCTCGGTAGCTGCTGTCGCTCTTGTTGTTCTTGAACCAGTCCAGCAACTCTGCCCTTGTGTGCAGGATGGTGTCGAGGTCTCGCATGGCTCCCACTTTCAAGTTCGGAAGGTCTTGACCGCACACCGTGATAATTGCCATGGGGTGTTCAAAAGAAAGCACTATAAGACGCTGCATGATGGTGTATGTCTTCCCCGAGGACGTGCCGCCCTGGTTTACGAGAAACCTTGGCTTCACGTCCGCATTCGGATCATACAGTTCACCAATAACGTCAAATAGTGCCATTCTTTCAAACAATAAAAAACTTAAAACAAAATTATGGTTAAATTATTCTTTATCCAATCCCTCACGCTCGATTACTTCCTGCTCGCTGGATGCACACTGGTGTCCCGAGTTGATGTAGCGTACCTCGATGCCGCCTTGGAAGCCTGCGTTCAGGTCGAGCACGACCTTATCCAGTCCGAGCAGCTTGCAAATCTGCGTCTCTGCCTTGATGATGATGTCTAGGTAGCGTGGTTCTCCGAATCCTCGCTTCTCGGCATCGTACATCATCGTCTTGACGGTCTCGATAGAAACCATCCTCCCTCGCTCATCTACGACTGGCAGTCCCTGCTGGTTCGATGTCTTTTCGTGGTAGTCTTCCTTGGACTTCTCCCAGGCTTCCCACGCTTCACGTATTACCAGCTTCAACCTTGCCACCTCGCTGGTTATTTTCTCGTCTGTGTCGGTCAGCCGCTCTTCCCTCCACTCCTTCAATAACCGCTGAATGTCGCAGTGTGCTTGATTGTATTTCGGTCTGTCGAGCCGCTTGCGAACCTCTGCCGTGATTTCTCGCTCCGTCCACCCTCTGCGGTATAGGGGTGCGATAATCTGCAGGCGGTTCTCGATGTCGATTTTCTGCGCTCGATGTTTATTGTTGTTACCTTGTGGCATATTTTGATTCCTTGAAATTTATTTGATTTTTTATAAAAATTCTACTTGAAAAACTTGCATATTTCAAATAAATTTCGTATCTTTGCAAACGTAATAAGGGAAGTGTCCTTACTTACTGAAACCCTCCGAGGATGAGGGAAAAGTAAAATGAAATCCCAAAGTCTTATGAACGTACTGAAAATTTCATTAAAGATTTGGAAAATAGAAATCTTATCATTTACGATTAGATTATTCTAACTCCAAGGGGTGGTGCTCGAACCACCACCCCACTTTGGGATTTCGTTTGCAAATTTACGAATTAATTTTCATATCACCAAATTTTTAACATTATGAGTACTACGAATGAAACTACCTCCAAATCTTGGGGAGGTGCTCGCAAGGGTGCAGGGCGAACGAAGAAATACGCTGCAACATTCTATTTCGGTGCTACCGAGGACGTGGCTAACATCTTGGCAGGGGTCGATAAGAAAGACCGCAGCGACTTCATCAATCAATGTATTATTAAAGCGATGGGCAGGGGTTAATCTCCTGCCTTTTTCGTTTCCGCTCCCTTGGAGGTTATTTTCTGCGAATTTCGTGCACACGGCTCAAACATTTCAATCACGCTTAGTTATACGCATGGTTTGAGAACGTGCCGCATACGCCCGCATATCGTCTCATCCGTTTATTATCTCCCATTCCCCGGTTGCTTTTACCAGTTGCGCCATCGGTGCTTGGTCTGAGTACTCGCAGCTTGGATCCTGGTTATCCCATTGCGCAATAAAATGCGACTTAGGAAAAGCCATCCGCAGGCAGATTACGGTCTCACCGCTTCCGGTCGGTATGGTGTAGGTCTGTCCCTTCTTGATGATGTCGGAAAAAGTCATTCTGTATTCCGCTGCCAGCTGGTTCATCATATCCATGGGCAGGTGTCCGCTGGTTGCATCGAAGGAATCGGGGAAGGTGTTGCGTATCTCGTTCATGCTCCACCAGCGGTTCGCACTCAAATCGCCACCGGGAGAAATTTCCACGCAGGGGATGCCTGCCTCCTTGATGGCTCTTGATGCGTTGCCGCAGGAGAAACAGACGCAGCGGTCGATGTGGTTCTCTTCCATGTGCCGCTTGATGATGCAGGCACGGATTGTTTTTGCCCTTTGGCTGATGTCAATCGTCAGTGTCTTCATCGCTCTGCCCTCCTTCCTCTGCTGGTTGTTCTTCCTCTCCTGCTGGTGGTGCTACGCTGTTGAAGGTGTCCGCAAGCTGTTGCGCTTCTTCCTCGTTGTATTCGATAGGCTGGAAATGGTCTTGAACGTGTTTCGGGTCGCCCTTGTAGAATACCAGCACGTTGGAGTGCATCTTTTCGGGCATTCTCATATCCTCGAACGTCTTCTTGATTTCGTCCATTTCGCCTTTATAGAAAACGAGCACGTTTTGGTGGCACTTCTGTGTCTTGCGTGATTTCATGCCTCCGTCTGCTCTCAAGCATCGGGATGCGACCTGCTCGATCAGGATGAGTTCGTTGTAATAGTGAAGACCGAGCCGCAGGAAGGTGGAGATATTGTCTCCAACGAAATTCCGGTACTCTCCGTTCTTCTTGTTTCGCACCTCCCCAATCTTGACAACCAGGAATGAGCCATCCTTCATTTTGTCTACGCATTGTCTGAAGATGTTTTCGTACTGGCTCATAAATTCCTCGTATGTGCCGAGTGCGCTCATGTCTTCCTTGCTGTAGACTTCCAGGTCGTAGTATGGTGGCGAGGTGAAACAGAGGTCGAAATCGCTGTCTTTGATTATCTGCCCTATGTTGTTTGAATCACCACAGAAATATTTCACGCTGCCGTATTCCTTTGTCGCATCTGTGTTGATGTCGACCTGCTCCTTGCGGATTTCCACAGCTTGATAGTCGTAGCCTAGCGTGCCAGCAACAACGCCCTTTGTCTGCTCTCCTCCGAATGGGTCGATAATCTTGCCATGCGGCTTGCAGAACCATCGCATGATGATTTCAGCCAGAACTGGGTCGAAAAGGCTTGTACCCTGCGCCAATACGCTACGGTCTGCCTTGGCTTTCTCTTCGGGCGATACATAGTTCTCGAGATACTCATCGAAAGAGATGCCTTTCTCTTTTCTGAACTTCTCGCTCTTGCTGTACAGTTCCTTGTATCGCATTTCCTTGGAACGGACGAGGGTCTGTTCACGGCTTGCCCCGATGTCCTTGCTGGAAACGATGGCACGCCATTGCTTCTTGCGCTCAACCCAGTAGCCTTGGCGTGTGTCGAGGATTGAGAAGGGAGGAACGACAAACTTATCCACTAGGCTTGGTTTCGGTGCTCCTTCTCCTTCCGTTGGAGTATCGCCCCCCTCCTTTTGCTCATTGCTGATGCCTGCCATACCGAGAATCCATTGTGGGATTGCCCAGTCCGTCAACGGCTGGTCTCCGAACTGGTTTGCCAGTGCTTCGGTATCCCAGTCTCCGAAGCCTGCATTATCCTTGATGATGAATTCTTTCTTCTGCGCTTCCGTGAGGTCTGATGCCTTGACGATCGTTGCAGTTGGCTGCTCCTGCCACAGGTTCCAGGAGTAGGCGATTAACCGCTTCTCTGAATCGGTCAGCCGCTGGTCTGTGTCGAGAACGTCCTTGATGGCTTCCGGTGTCATGCTCACGATGTGGCAGAGTGCCCTCGTTCTCATATTGCCACCCAGTGCCTTGTAGGTTTCATCTACGACTATAGGGCGAAGCTGGAGCATCTTAGGAAATACAAGGATGCTCTTGACCAGCTTTTGAAAACTCGCCTCTGTTATGGTTCTAGGGTTCGCCTCGTTCTCGCTGACCCTCGATAGTGCGATTTCTTCTGTTTCCATTTTCTTCTTGTTTTAAGTTCGAAATACGTGCTTATTTGATAAACACTGGCGCAAAGATACGACTTTTTTGCTTTAGTTGTTTGTTCTTTGCACACTTTTAACTTTTTCCAACACTTCGATTTTATTTTATCCATCAAAGGCTCGGATGGTCTTCTGCAGGGTTGTCTGCGGTTTCTTCGGCTTCACTCTGACCGGGTATCCTGCACAGACCCATGCGAGGAGAAGTGCGTCTCTCTGGTCTTGGTTCATTCTCGGCAATCTCTCTCCTGCGCTTACAAAATAAGCAATTTCATCTTGAGTAATTTTTCCGTCTTTACCCTTCCAGCACTTCTTTAGTGGCTTGACGATTTCGCAGGGGATATTGTAGTGTTTGCAGCACTCAACAATCAAGATTCCGGTCTGATGGTTCATTCCGGTGGATCGTCCGATGGCTGCTGCCTTGACTGCCGTCATGAACCGATTAAGCACATGCCAGTTGCTTTTGTTGAGCCAGCCGCCTTCAATAACGACCTTAATCTTTTTGCATCTCTCGTTCATAGCCTTGAGGTAATCTATCAATGAAGGAAAATTCATCTTGTAGGCTAAGAATGTTTTGTCGTCAAAGACTGCTCCAACTCCGCTTTCTTGGTTGTCGGGGTCGATTCCGATTATAACTGTTAGATCGGAAGAGCATTCTTTGAATTACTTATTTTGTTTGAATTTCACGCATAAGCGTTTATTTTGTTTTGCTGGTGTAGTTTATTATCCAACACCCTTTACGTGCGCATGTACGTGCACACATGCGTTATTATCCCTATCTTTCCCCTACCCCTTTCTTTCCCTTCTTTTCGGTTGCGGTAGAGAAAGCTGGCAGGGATTCCGGAAGTTGTGCCTGCGCTTGCAAAATAAATGAATAACTTAATGAATGAATTTTTTGCAGGGTTCTTCCTTCTTCCACCGCCAGCCGAATGAATAAAAGCATAATTTTCTAACGATTTCTTTTTCTTACTTCTTCATGTACCACCTCGCTTTCTTTGTTTATACGTCAGACTTCGGGAGATGCGTTTCCGGCTCTCATATCGTAATTTCAAGATGTTATAAGTTTATTTGTTTTGATAGGGAGCCATCCCCTTCTGTCCTCGCTGGTTAAAAACTCTATTATTGAACTCACGACCGATTATTCTTTTTGTTTTTGAGCAGCCATTCCAGATGCGCTGCCTGCTGCGGATTCTTGAACATGGAAAGAGCCTTCTCTACGTCCGGCTTCTTCCTCTCACGCATCGCTCTGTCGGCTACCCGGTTCTTTGTACCGTAGTTTCTGTAGTGCTTACTCCAGTACTCCTTTTGATACGCCCGGTATTTTTCCGGGTTTCTCTTTCGCCATTCCTTCGTGGCTCTGAGGATCTGTTCCCGGTGTTCCTGGTAGTACGTTCTGTTCTTCTCCCTTGTTGCGAAATCGCTCATTGCATTCAAGTATTACCTGATGTTCTACATATTGCTTGCGTGCCGGGCAATAGATGCCATTTATGCAGTTTCGCCCGGCATCGCAAGCCTTGCATAATTCACTCGCCATACGTCCTAGAATGGCAGGTTCTCGATGTCGTAGTCAGTGAAGGCGATGTTCTCGTGTCCCTCGAATGGGATGCAGCTGATGAAGTCAGCTGATCTTCCGCTGTGGATAGGCAAGACGTTGTATCTCCACCCAGTTTCCTCTCCACGGTCTCTGACAAAAAACGCTGGCAACCACTTTTGGTCGCCTCTGTTCCTCACCAGGACCTTGTCAAAGGTCTTGAAGGCTGGCTGCTTCCTCGCTTCCTTCTCTTTCTTCCAGATGGCATAATGCTTGTTGAACAGTTCGACTTCGTTCTCTGTCGCTTCTCGAAGTTCCTTGTTAACGCTTATACGCAGGTCGAAGGCTTGGTCGGTCACGAACTTCTCGGTCTCAATCTCATACTGGTTGCCGAATGTTAGCGTATCTTCGCTTTCGTTCTTGTCGATGAGCTTGCCGATGATTGTCAACTCTCCGTCCTCATCATCCTCATTGAAGACGTAGAGTTTGCCAATTTCAAACGTAAGTTTCACTGGCTTCAAGTCAACAACTTGCTTCTTCTCAGCATCCCAAGCCTTGCCTTTCTTTGCGAGAGATGAGAAGAACTGTTTTTTCTCTTCTTCTGTAGCAAGGCGAATTTCTACGATATTCTCTTTGGATATTTTATATTTACCGCTAATATCTAATTCCTGTGTTGTAATATCTAGTGAAGCGTGGTCGTATAATTCACCATTCCTTTTATAGTAATTAAAGATTTCGATAAAAGTACCGCCCTTACATTTCACGAACAAAACATCTCCATCCTTGAACTCTGGCTTCTCTATCTCCAGAGTATCACGGTTCAACTTGCCACCCAAAAATTTCTCAATAGTGTTGATGTAGGTCTTGGCTTCATCATCGCTAACTTTATTAAACAGAAAAGTTATCATTTCGGATTTTTCTTTGCTATAATCTTCGAAACATTCTTTCCAAAGATAATGCTTGCAATTAAATCTTGTGTAGCAATTATCTTTAAACCCTTCAAAGATAACATGTATGTTGGCATCTCTATGAACAAGCACGTCTCCCTTCTTAAAGAACTTGCTCCAATCTCTCATTTCGTTGGAAGGGAAGAGCAGAATTTCTCCTTCTTTATAGATTTTTCCGTTCTTGTCGAAAAAGTGTTCTCTTCCAGCTTCGTCCTCAGTCCAGATTGCTTTCGCACTGTCCTTGTCGTTTGCCATTCCACTGTGCCACACCCTTCCGCATTTTGGCGTGTACAATTCTGTACCGTACTCTTCATCTTTGAGTATCTCGTAAATATCAATATCTTTCTGTTCCATTGTCTGAATGTTTTTATTGTTTTCTATTCTCACTTTCATAATCTGAATGTTTTTTATTGTTTACAACTTCACTCGTCCGAGTTTCTTGTACAGTTCCACCAGTTCCTGAGTGTCGAGCCAGAAGTCGGTGTTGCCAACGTATACGTGATGTCGGTGTTCGTCCGTGATGATTTCTATCTTTTTCATATTTTTCGTTATTTAAAAAGTTCCTGCTGTGGATGAATGATGTCTGCACGCTTCTTCTTAGCTGCCCAGAGAAGGAGGTTGGTGTTCTTTGTTCCAGCATTCTTCTCGAGGTCTCTGATGATGCAGGTCAGGGCATCGTGCTCCGCTTCTTTCTCATTACCGTAGAAGATGCTGAGAGTGTCATATCTACTCGGGTAGGCTACCGGGCTGTCGTACTCATGCTTTCCCTTCTGAATGCTGTAGCCCCATATCCAGCCGAACTGTGTATTGGCGGTCATTACCTTCCATCCCCAGTTGTCTGCACCCTCTACGGCATACTCGATTACGTGCGGATTGATGCACTCATCCTTGATATTGAACTGGAAGCCTTCGTGCTCTGCAACCGGCTTCTTGATGTCGTAGCTATTATCGGTCAGCCACTTGAACCAATCGTTCGATGTCTTGAATACGAGCCCTGCGGCTCTGCATTCGTGGAAAAATAACTCATTCATGGTCTTTAATCTTTATGAAGTGTACGTCCTTGCGGTCTTCCCTTTCGGTGACCAGACAAGCAAGATTCCTGCACGTAATTCCTTCTCTCTTACAGTTCAAGATGCACTCGTTGCAGTTATATTCAGATAGACCTATATCCTCAACCACCTTGCAATTTACACCTTCAATGCTAATTGTCGACCCTACCGGGTATTCTTTCTTGAAGCACTCGTTGTTTACAATACATACCTCTTTTGCCATAATTCTTTCGTTTTAAGCGTTTAAATTCTGTTTGATGTATAATTTGTCGCCCGATGCGTGAAAACGCCACAGAGCGGCTATTTTTACCCTCATTCGTGGACTATATAGAGTTGTTCATAAACAGTAGATTTCACCACAATAGGTTCAGAACCTAAGTCGTTACCATCTACCTTGATGGCAATCTCCATATCTCCCTCTTCATCATAAATGTTTTGAAGTTGTTTGATAAATTCACTTATAAGCATTTTATTATATTTTTATGTTACATCTGTTATTTTTCTGGCTTCCAGTCGATGCCCAGCCGCTGCAGAACTCCACGTTCGTAGTATCTTGTCAGCGAATCCTTGGCAGGCTTGTTGTTCGGGTTCTTCTTCAAGTCTTCAAGGTTCTGCTGGATTACCCACCGGAACTTGTTGTCTTGGCTCTGCTGGCTCGATGGCTGCTGGTGCTTTGCTTGCTCGTAGAGTTCCCCGATGCTCGGTCTTGCCGTTGCCGCAGGATCCTGCGCCATGGCTGCTGCCGATTGCGGCTGCTGGCTTGTGGCTGGTTCGTTGTTGAAGTTGCCTTCCAGCACCTTTGCGAAATTCTGCTCATTACCGAATATCCAATCAAACTTTCCGAGCCAGCCGTGCTTGTTGTTGCCGTTCATGAAGTCAGATGCCATCGCAATGTCAATTACCCGGTACAGAGTTTTCACGTCTCCCTTGCATTGACGAACCCTTGCCTTGACCATTACCTTACGGTTCTCAGTCATGAGCGTAATAGGCGGCATCGCACTCTTCGTCTCATCATGCTTGCGGTTCCAGTATTCCTTGACGGCAGCATAGTCTATCTTTTGAGATTTTGAAACCTTGCCGCCACCGGGTGCTTCGGTCTTGACCGATGCACTCTGAATACCTTCTTTAGAAGGTTTATTATTATCTGCAAGTTTACTTGCATCACTATCACTATCACTATCACTATCACTATCACTTAGGTATCGTGTCGTATCGCTTGGTATACGTTCGTATACGGTCGTATCGCTTGGTATACGTTCGTATTCTTTGGTATCATTCGTATTCGATTTATTCCATCGTTTACGAATGTTCTCACGATTACGTTCGCATTTCTTTTGGTACTTCTGCTGGTTTCTATCAATCTTGTCTTTGATAAAGACGAAAGCCATACGTACGACTGGTTCCAGATTGATAACCTCGCCATCCCTTGCGTATATGAATAGTGCCCGGGTCAGTTGCCCGAGTTGCTCGTCCGTCAGCCCCTCGATTAATTGATAGTCTGATGTGTATAAGATAAATGAATCACTCATGATGTTTTATTCTGATAATGATAGTTTCTTTTCCAGCTTCCGTTTTAACACTGTGGCCATACGTATTTTATTCCGCTGGCTTGTGTCGGTCGGTGCTGTCACTTTCCCACCTAGGGAAATATAATTCTCCAGCTGGGAAATTATATTCCTTAGGTCGGTTTTGATATAGGAACAGCCATAAGCCCTGCCTTTACTTAATTAGCAATCTTCTTGCTCCCTGCACCTGCTTGATGTACTTGGCGCACGCTTTAGGATGGTCTGCCTGAAAAGCCTTGGCATCGAACTTCTCGCTTGCCTTCGGTGCTTTCCACGTTGCCAGCATCTTTCCGTTTCCGTCCACGATGCTTTCTGCGTCCCCGAAGAACAGCTTCAAGTTGTCCTCAATCTCATCCTGCTCGGTCTCCAGTTTCTTGTTCTGAACCTTGAGTTCCTTGAGCCTAGCAATCTGTTCGAGTATCTCCTTCGTTGCAGTCACTTCCTTGCCAGCTACATGTAGAGGAGACTTTAGGAGAACGTCTTGTGCGCTGTAGGCTGGCGGCTCTTGGTTGCCCACGATGTAGTCAAGCCAGAACTTGGTAATCTCGTCCCTCATCCATCCGAAGAATTCGGGGTCGAAGTCGATGTCACGGTAGCCGAACTCCCTGCCTGCTGTCAGCCAGGCAAGTGCTCCATCCTTGTATTCGCCCACTCCGAGGTTCATCTGAAGCTGGCAGAACCAATGCTTCGGAAGGTCGTCTGCATCTATCTGCATCTGCGTGGTCTTGCACTCGAGGATGCTCTTGCTCGCTTCGTTGTGCGTTGCCCCGGTTCTCCAGAAGGTGCGGTCTGGACTTACTCTCAGATACGGAGTATCGGTGTTCGTGATGGTGTAGTCGTCAGTCGATGCCTTGATGATGTGGCAGTGGCTCTCCCTCTTGAAGAACTGTGCAACGGCATCCTCCAGCAGGTGTCCTGCAACCATCGCAAAGTTCTCAACCTTTGGTGGGTCGATACCCTTCTTGCGTCTCCACAGCTGATATGGTGTCTCCCACGGATTCAGTCCCAGTACTGTGCCTGCCTCTGATGCGCCTATTCCCTTCGAGCGGTTCTGCAACCACTCCTCTCTGCTTCTGTATTTTATTATCTGTTTCATTTCATTCTTTTATTTTGATGTTTTTGATATAATAAATTTTCGCTGCTGCAATGATAATCTGACGAATGTTTTCATCCCTTTCCATTGCTTGAGCAAGTCCGTTTGCGAGGATTTCGGTCTTGAAGTGGTAGGAAATATGAAAATCGAATCCTTTGTTTCCGTTTTCGTCTGTGTCTCCAGTCGTCTCTGCTGCAACCTGCATATAGTTTCTTCCTTCCTCATCTTCCTCTACCCATACCTTGTAACCATCTGCGGTTCTGCTAAAGTACTTGTCGATGGTGCTCTTGTGTTTCTGTTTGTTTTCTTTTTCTGCCATAATTTTACTGAATGTTTAATAGTTGCCACGGCTTCCCTTGGTAGGTTATGATGGGAGCCCACCCCATAGGTTGTGCCGTGGCGGTTCGGGCAAACGTTATAACTTTATAAACTAAACTACTTCTTCGCTGCTGTGCCAGTCTTTCCTTGGCTGCGGCTCATTGCCTTCTCTGCCTTCTTCTGTGCGCTCTCGGCTGCTGCCTGCGCCTGCTGTGCGATGGCATCCTGCTGCTTTGGTTTCTTGAAGGTCTCCTCTACGGTGGTCGTGCCTTCCTTGATAGCATTGTACACACCAGCCAGCTTCTGAATATCCTCTGCCGTGACTTCCTCGGCTGATTTCTTCCCGATGTAGTCAAGCAGCATAAGGTCTGTTACCTGGTACACTTGGAAGCAGGCTACGCAGTTTTTCCACTGGCTCTGTACGCCAGTCTGCTTGATGTGTTCCAGTGCCTTTGCCTGCACTTCCTTCACCACGTTTGCAATCAACACCTGCGGCACGACCTTGCAGATTGCATTACGCTGGGCGATCGCCACAGCTGCATTGCCAACCACCACCTGCATATCCTGCGAGTAGGTGTAGCCCTTCGAGGTCAGAATGCTTCGCTTTACTTCGGTAGAGTATGCAACGTTGCTCTCTAGGTCATGGCATACGCCTTGTGCCGTGATGGTCTTGCCATCGTTTGCGATGATGCGACCAGCGATGCGCAGGTTCTTCCAGCAGGCGGAAATGATTTCCGTAAACCTGACGCTAGGACCCTCGATTACTGTTGTCTTTCCGTCCTTGTCCTTGCGCTCGAGGTGGTAGAAGCAGTTGTAGGCAACGTCATCGTCCATGGCTGCCAATGCTACCATATTCTGCTTGCACTGCATGATGTCTCTCGGGAACTTGTGCGCTGTGGCAATCTGTCCGTCAATCTCCGAGCGGTTGATAGCTTCCAGCATTTCGCCACCGCTCACATTGATAATTTCATTTTCCATAATTCGTTCTTTTTATTGTTCAACTTATTGTTCATTAACTCTAGTGGAAGGCTGGGGATTCGAACCCCAGTTGACTGCCAAAACTTACCCCCCCCTTGCCAGCTGCCGAGGGATGCCCTTCCGTTTAAGGGCGCACGCTGTCGTTTCCGCATATTACATGGTAAAAACAACTAATTAGATAACCTTTGAAATGAGTTTAGCGCGCGCCCTTTGCCCTGCCGCTGCAGGGTTTCAGCATATAAACTAAGCAAAAACTTATGTGGTCAAACCAGTTGAGCAATAAGGCTGTCGAGCCTGCTTTCCTCGAAGGCGTCCATCGGGTCTTGGTCTGCATACTGGCTGTTCTCTTCCAGCCAGTCGTCAATTACGTCCTGATAGTTAACGCAGCCCTCGATGGCTTCCTCCAGCCGCTCGCTGTCGTTGTTGCTATTCTTGTGCGTCACTACCGCTGTGTTCCCGGTTCTGTCGCACCATACGCAGATATTGCCTGCCTTGGTTTTAATATCTACCCTTGCAACCGCTGGTCGCTGTGGATCACGGTCTAACTCCAGCCAGATGGCATCGTACATTGCCTTTTCGCATTGTCTGATAATTCTTGGTTCCATACGCTCTTACCGTCTGATTAAATAGTTAAAGAATGTCAGACGTGCGTCCGCAAGCGTCTGCTTGTTGAACTCGCTCATCGGGAGCACCGGAACTCCGTCCAGTGAAAGACAAAGCATGTTGTCGAACTCCCTTACCTGAATGCGTCTTTCCGCTTCCTTCATGGTTGCCAGTCGCTTGCTGTCCTTTCGCTCCTGCTCCCACTTGGCGGTCAGCTGCTTCGCTTTTTCGTAGGCATTCATCATAGGGCAATCCTCCAGACTTTTTTAATCTCGCTGCCCTCGAAGACCTTGCGGTTGTCGATTCTGCGGAACTTGACCTTAATCTTACCAGCCTGCAACCATCTGCGCAGGGTGTTTCGATGGATGCCCAGCACCTTGCAGGTCTCTGTCATGGTGTATCTGCCTGCATCCGCTACCTTTGGTTCTTCGTTCGTCATAACTAAGCCCTCCAAAAGATTAAAGTTACTAATACGATGGCAACTGCCAGGCTTATTACTTCGTCACTTGTGATAATCTCGATAAACTTCTTCATACGCTCTGAATGTTTAAATTGGTTCTACTTGATTACTTGCGCACGGCTGCACGTCTCTTCTTAGGTAACCCTCCAGCCTTGACGAGACAGTCACGAACGCTCGGCACGGCTGCACGTCTCTTCTTTGGTGTAATAACTCCAGCCTTAATGAGGATAACACGCACGTTCTGCTGGGTGCAACCAACACGCTGTGATACTGCGAGCATTATTCTGCTGTCTGAGGTCTCGGCAGGTGCTTTTGCTCGGAAATCTGCAAACATCGCTATGATGTTCTTCTTTCGTTCGTCCTGCTGCTTCTGCCACGGTGTCCGAAA